TATTTGGTGCTTATGAAAAGAAATTCCTTTATCCTAAAGGTATCTTTACAATGGCATCTAACTACCTCAACTTTATTAATGCCAACACTGCTTGGGTTTACCCTAAAGATGTTGTAGATAAGATGGACCATGTCAAGGCCTCAACTGTTGAATACAGAAATGGGGTAAAGATTGAAGTAGGTTTCTTATCTGAGATAATGGCTCTTACATTTAAAGACAATGCAGATGCCGCAAGGGGTAAAGATGCTAGAGATGTAATTTTTGAAGAATCAGGAGCATTTGGTTCTCCTGGTCTTTTAAAAGGAGCATATAAAGCAACTGAAGACTGTGTAATGGCAGGGGACATTAAGACAGGTATGATTACTGTGTTTGGTACATCAGGAGATATGGAAGGTGGTACTGCAGACTACTCTGAGATGCACTCTAATCCATTGAGGTTTGGTATGCTTCCTTTCCAAAACATTTGGGATGAAGACTCTGAAGATATGAAGTGTGGTTTCTTCCACCCTATTAACTGGAATATGGAAGGGTACTATGATGCCCAAGGTAATTCAGATAGAGAAGGAGCTAAACAAGTAGAGCTTGCCAATAGAAAGATTCTGTTAGATAATGGAGCTACTTCTGCTGATATCCAGCAAAGAATGCAAGAAAAACCATTGGGCCCATTTGAAGCCTTTGGTATGGTTTCTACAAATAACTTTCCTGTTCTTGAACTCAAGAGACAACTTGAGATTGTTAAAGCCAAGAACTTGCACATGATTATGGGTACTCCTGTCAAACTATTTTATGACTATGAGTCTAAGAAAGTTAAAGCAGAACCTATATTAGATGGCTCAGCTAATGTAATCTATAGACAAAAACCAGACAATACTTCACTAGAAGGGTGTCCAGTTATCTATGAATACCCTGCTGAAATACCACAAAGAAATGCTTATAAGATTGGGTATGACCCTTATAGACAAGCACAAGGTACTTCCTTAGCTGCTGTCTATGTTTACAAGTCAGTAATTATTGGAGAAAGAACTAAAAGAATAATTGTAGCAGAGTATGTAGGTAGACCTGGAGAAGCAGATGATGTAAACTACATTTGTAGATTATTTGCAGAGCTTTACAACACTACTATTATGCATGAAAATGAGGTGACCCATGTTAAGGATTACTTCAGAAGAAGAAAACAATTACATTACTTAGCTTATCAACCTGATGAAGTTATTAAGAAAAATGTGAAGAATTCTAAAGTTAATAGACTTTATGGATGCCACATGAATGATCAACTTAAAGATGCAGGTGAAAAATATATCAAGTCTTGGTTACTTGATGTACAAGACTATGATGAAGAAGGTTTCCCAATAAGGTCTCTAGACCAAATCTATTCTATAGGACTCTTAGAAGAATTAATTGGCTACAATAGAAAGGGCAACTTTGATAGGGTCATGGCACTTATGCAAGTGATGTTCCAAGACCAAGAAGATTTACATGGTAAAGAATATCAACCTAAATCATCAGGAAATAGAAAAGCAAAACAGCTATTAGATATGATGGGTAATATGTACCAGAAAAATAATGCTAGGAACTTGACACAGAGATTAAATTAATTAGTACTTTTGTAAATACTTATTTTTAAGAAAAATGAATCAACCTGTTACCCAACCTAAATCTTATTCTACTGAAAGACTCAGTAGAAAAGAAAAAGAAGATCAAAACTTTCTGTGGTACAGAGAGAAGATTGACATGTATGATACTAAAGCTAACTTCTTATCTATAGGATATGGAGGGGTTAATGAGTATAAAAGAATGAGGGTTAATTATGACCTATTCAATAACATTGTTGATTTATCTGATTTTGCTTATGTAGCAACACCTTATGGTTCAGAGATGGGAGAACTTCCTGCTCAAATGGTTAACAGAGATATTTGTTCTTATAGAGTAAAAGCTCTTATTGGTATGGAAATGAAAAGACCTTTTGGGTACAGAGTAATGGCCACTAACAAAGAAGCAGCTAATAGAAAAGTAGAAGAAGAAACTAGTAGAATCAGAGACTATGTAGTTGAGTCTATCATGGCTCCTATAAGACAAGAAACTGAAGCTAAATACCAAGCTGAAGCTAAAGGAAGAGAACTAACTGAACAAGAGATGCAAGAGATTCAGCAACAAATTCAAGCTGAAATTGAAGCTAAAACTCCAGATAAAGTTAGAGCTTATATGAAAAGGGACCATAGAGATCCTGCTGAAGTTCAAGGCCAACAGTTACTAAACTACCTCATCAAAAAATTAGATGCAAGAAAGAAGTTTAATAATGGTTGGAAACATGGTTTAATCTCAGCTTATGAAGTGTATTGGTTAGGTATAATCAATGGAGAACCAGCAATGAAAGTTGTAAACCCTGTTAGATTCTCTTGTGATAAGGCTTCAGACCTTGATTACATTGAACAAGGAGAGTGGGCAGCAGCAGAATATAGAATGCACCCTTCACAAATTGTACAAACTTTTGATTTAGATGATAAAGAGATTGATACTCTTTGGAGAAACTATAATCATCATATTACTCAGAGAGTACATGATAATCTATTTAACTTTGATGAGTACCTTACTTATGAAGATAAAAACTCAATTAGAGTTTTACACTGTGTATTTAAAGGACTTAGAAAAGTAGGTTGGTTAGATTACATAGATCAAGATGGAGTTCTTCAAACTAGGTTTATGGTTGATGAGTCTTATAAACTTAACAAAGCTATGGGTGATGTTAAAATCACCTGGGAATGGCTTCCTGAAGTTTATGAAGGTTACAAGATTGGAATGCACATCTACAAAGAAATGAGACCTGTGCCAGGACAATTTAAAGATCCAGACAATATCTACAAATGCACTTTGCCTTACTATGGTGCTATCTATGATAATACCAACTCTCAACCTACATCTGTAATGGATAGAATGAAAGTTTATCAGTACTATTACAACATAGTAATGTATAGACTTGAATTACTCCTTGCTTCAGATAAAGGTAAGAAAATCTTAATGAACATCAATGCTATCCCTACTGACTCCGGGATAGACCTTAAAAAATGGCAGTACTTCTTTGAGAGCACTCCTTTTATGTGGTACAACCCTGATGAAGAAGGAATGAACCAAAGTGATGTTAATACTATTGCTAAAACACTAGATCTTTCATTAGCTTCTGACATTCAGAAGTATATTCAACTTGCTGATTACCTAGAACAAAAATGTGGTAAGTCAGTAGGTATTACTGACCCTGTTCTTGGGCAGACTTCAGTATCTGAAAGAGTTACAAATAATCAACAAAACCTTGTACAGACTTCACACATGCTGGAGCCATACTTTGACTTACACAACTGTATTAAAAGAAATGTACTTCAAGGTTTACTTGATTTAGCTAAGGTTGCTTATGCTACTTCTGATAAAAAACATATATCTTATATCTTAGATGACATGTCTATGGAAATGTTACAGATGGATATTAATATTCTTGATGAAAGTACATTAGGTTTGTTTATGGAAGACTCTTCTATGTCAGAAGAAATTAAACAAACTATTCAGCAACTTGCCCATGCTGCAATGCAGAATCAAAAAATTGAGTTGTCTGATGTCCTTAAAGTTATCAAACAAGATTCTATACAAGAAGCTGAAGAAGCATTACTTGTATCTGAAGAACTTAGATCTAAGAGAGAACAAGAAAATGCTCAAGCATCAGAAAAAGCTAAAGCAGAAATGCAACAAAAAGCTCAAGATTGGGAAAGAGAAAAAATCTCTCTTGAACACTCTAATAACATGGAAGAGATTGAAGCTAAAGGAAATATTGACCTTCAGAAACAAGCTATGCTTTCTATGGGATTTGATCCTAACAAAGATGTAGACAATGATGGAATACCTGATGTGTTAGAAGTGGCTAGAGATGGAGTTGATGCGGAAATTCAAAGAGCAAAAGAATCTAGAGAAAACAAAAAACTAGACTTCCAAATTAAAGATGCTCAAGAAAAAAATAAATTAAAAGAAAAAGAAATTGCTCAAAAAGGAGCAAATTCAAAATAAAAGCTATTACATTTTAAATGAGAAGAGTTCATTTTTGAAATGTAATTTATTAAATAATTAAACTTAAATTTGTCACAGTTATGAGTGGAACAGAGAAAACCATTGATCAGTTTGGAGGTTGGGAAGAAGCTTCTCAACAACATGATTTCTTCGGAGAAACTAATTTAGTAGATGATGTTATTACATCAGTTGAAAAAGATGATGTTGAAGATCCAGCTAAAACAGAAGCAGCTAAAGAGAAAGTTGCTCAAGAAAAAGAAGAACAAGAATTAGTAGATAAGCAATTTGAAACTTTTTCACCAACTTCAAAAGGAACAGAAGATGATGATGAAGGAGCAGATCCTGGTAAAGGAGAACCTGCATCAGTAGTAAGTCCTAAGACTACTTTAGCTTTCTTAAAGGAAAGAGGTTTAGTAGAGTATGAGGAAGATCCTGAGAGTCCTTTATCAGATGAAGATGCTGAGAATTTAATTGAAGATTCTTGGGAAGCAGCTTTAGAAAAAGAAGTTGAGTCTACTATTAAAGAGTTACCTGATGAGTTAAAGCAACTAATTAAGTTTGCTTCTAAAGGTGGAGATGTAGGACAGCTATTAGGTAAGATGGTGCAACATGCAACATCAGGCATTAATAAGAATAGTGATATAGGCAATGAAGATGTTCAAGTTCTTGCTGTCACTATGGATTTAAGAAATCAAGGTCATGACCAAGAGTATATAGATGCTCAGATTGAATTCTTAAAAGAAAAAGATAAGCTTGAAGGAATTGCTAAAAAATCTTTTGATAAGATTGTAGCAGAACAAGAAGCTGAGACTGCAGGCCAAGTTGAAAGACAAAAGCAAGTCTTGGATAATAAAAAGAAAGCTGCTAGAGAGTATAAGAATAACATCACTACTCACATCAACAGCTTAGAAGATGCAGGTGGATTGCCAATCTCTAAACAAGATAAAACAGTTCTTCCTACTTATATTTCAGAGCCAACTGTAGAATTACAAGATGGTAGATTTGTAAGTGAAATGCAAGCTGACCTGTTTAAGGTTATGGCAGATAAAGACAAGATTGTTCTTTTAGCTAAACTCTTAAAGTCAGATTTTGATTTTGGTGCTATTGAAAGAAAGAAACAAACAGCAGCTTCAAGAGGAATCAGAGATGAAATCCAAAGAGCTGATAAGACACAAACTATAACAAGTTCATCTAGTGGAGGTCACAAACCACAGAAGAAAGCAGTCTGGGACATGATAGACTAAATTTTTAAAAATAATTATTAACTTTAAATTAAATTGAAATGGCTACATTAGGAAGTAGACTTCTTGTAAAAGAGATGGAGTGGAATGCCAACATGACTGAGCAATCCCATTTGGGAGCAGCTTTGATTGCTAAACCACACCGTATCTTAGGAGAAATGGACAAACTTTTTTCTGCTCAGAACTATTATTCTGACAACCCAATGTCTTCATTGTTGATGGGTAATTCCAAGACTGAAGAAACTATTGGTAACACAGAATGGGAATGGGAATTGAAAGGTGCCAACACTAGACCTCTAGTTGTTGTAGAAAATGTTGAAGCTCAGGGTAATAATACTCCAGGGAAATTCAAAAAAACATTTAAGATTAAACTTGATGAGAACTGGTATTTACCAGGGGATGTTATCATGCCGGGTACTTCTAACAAGAAATACCAAGTGAGAATCCAAAATCAAGGTGTGAAACATGGAGATGGAACAGTTTATACTGTTAGAATGAACTCAGATGACCCACAAGCATTTATGCCTGTTAAGTATTTGAATCCAGGACAACAATGGGGTAAACTATTCTCTCAATATGAAGAGGCTGCAGAACAATCAGGTTCTACTGTATTCAGCTTACCTATTGCTTTCCGTAATAGAATGTCTAAGTACAGAAAAGAATACAGAATTACTGACTATGCTTCAACTGAAGTATTAGCAGTAGCTATCCCTGATTCTAAAGGTGCTTATCATAACTCATGGATGAGATATGCTGAGGTTGAGTATTGGCAACAATGGTACAGAGAAGTAGAAAGAGGATATTGGTATTCAAGATCTGCTGATACTGTATTAGGTGCTAATGGTAGACCAGTAAGAATGGGTCCTGGAATCCAAGAGCAATTAGAAGATTCTCACCAACACAGATATTCTCATTTGACTGCTAAGTTAATTGAAGAGTACTTACAAGATATATTCTACTCAAGAGTTAAACCAGGTCAAGGAAGACAGGTTAAAGGTTTCACAGGAGAGTATGGTATGTTACAATTCCACAGAGCTATTCAAGATTGGCAAAACAAATCAGGTTTCATTAAAAACATTGAAGTGTACACTAACAAAGTTACAAGTTCAATCCACACTAATGCACTTGAAGCAGGTTACCAATTTGTGAAATATAACATGGCAAATGGTGCATCTCTTGAGTTAATCCACAATCCTCTTTATGATGATAGAGAGATTAACTTTGAAATTGATGAAGTTACAGGTTTCCCTATTGAGTCTCAAAGAATCACATTCTTAGACTTCTCAGGAGAAGCTAAAAACTCTAACATCAAGATCATGAACAAGAAAGATGGTTTTGCATTTACTTATGTTGAAGGTATGTATGGTCCTTATGGTCCTAAAAATGGAGGTAGCTCTGCTCACTCTGGTTCATACTATGAAATGCATGTTGAGAAGTCT